TTATCTATTTCCCATTAATATTTTATCTAATTTATCTTCTAGTCTTTTCATTGCATCCATAATGTCATGCATATCATCTTTAACATCATCTTTACGTGCATACTCTTCACGTGTTTTATTTAAGAGTATCTGTATACGCTTGACCTCCTGAAACATTTTATTAAATGCCCATCCACACGGTACAACGACCATTGTCAATATAATATTCCAAAATAACATAGCATCCATTTCCATTAGTAATCCTCTAGTTTAGGAAAATTATAAATAGGTGCAATCTCACCTATAGGAGACTCAAACAATTTTTTAAAATCATCTACAGAAGAACAAGCAGTTATTTTATCTTCTATAGTTTTGCAAGCTGTTCTTGTATCTGTTCTGTACTTTGTTATGTTATCAGGTATAGCAGTTCCTGTATCTGCTTTTCTAATGACATACCAATCAGTTGATTGTAGCTGACTATTACAACTATTTTTAGTATCACTTAACCAAAGAGTTTTTAAATCATCAAGATTCTTTTCTATTAATTTATTATCAGAATCTACACCACTGTAAAACCTATCATCATAAGATGGAGGCACAGCGTCATCTTCCCAAACTAACTTCATAGTTACTTTATAATCATCACTCCATGTATTCCATGTAGGTGGATATTTTAAACCTCTATAAGTAAACATTTTACCTATAGGTGCAACAAAAGCATCTAACTGTAATATATCATCATATTTTGTTTTCCAAGGCATTGTTTTCTCCTATCTAGCGTTGTTAAATTTAAAGGGATTTGAAGCAAAGGCTAAATACACGTAGGTATTACTTGCACCTACATCAGCGTTATTACCCCGAACTTTGAAGCCATTGCTAACAAAGTCTATGTTAAAACCACTACCACCCGTAGCGTTATTTGATGTACTAGGCTGAACTCCAATCGGTATTGGGTTTGCTCTACCTGTATAATATCCACTATGCTCTATATCTCTTATTGTCCAATCTTCAGCGGCATCTATATTTTTTATTGCAACAAAACTAGGCAAAAATCCTGTGAAGACGAAGGCATTATCACTTGAAGAATTATTACCTTCGTAGCTGCCTATACGACTAAATCCCTCTACTTCGGCAAACACAAAAGCAGTATAATTTGAACTACTTTTATTCACAAAAGCATTTCCATTTGAATCAGTATCTCTAACTGTAAAAGTAGTTGCTGAGACTGCTTTTATCTGACTTGCATAACCACTTTGGGCACTACTAGAGTTTAAAAGTAAATTTTTCTTTGTGTAAGTAGCGTCAGCACTTAAATCTTCGTGGTAAACTTGCCATCTTGTAGAACTGTCAGTTCTGTTTTTTACAATAACCATTCTTGGTGTAGTGCTTAACCCATGACCTATTGTTAGGTCACTACTATTTGCTCCAGTTCCTACATAATTTATAATACTAAAACCTGCAGTGATATTTGATTGTACCTTAGATTGTATAGTGCCACTAAAATTAGAAGAACCTTTGATGCTGTTAGTATTTATAGATCCACCCATTCCTGAATGGACAGAACACCAATAATATAATGCAGGTGCTGCTGAAGGCACAGTAAATACCAATCGCCTAGTTGTAGCAGAAGCAAATCCACTTGTATATTCACTATATGTTTTAGACACACCATCTAAACTATACGTTATACCTGAAGTATAAACAGTTCCATTGGCGGCAGTTCCAATGCTAAATGGGTGAGAAGCGTTACTAGAGTCATCCATGTTAAATGTGTACACACCACCTTCTTGTAGGTCAAGCGTTACAGCTTGTTGACTAAAATCGTTAAATTCATATTTATTATTACTACCACCTGTTTGATTATTCCCTGTATAATCAGCAACTTTTACAGTGTAAGTTATATTAGGTGTAGAAGTATCTCCTTTCCAATTCCATGTTGCATATTTAGAATTATTTTTATTTACTGGGTCATAAGTAGATGCACCTGATGTTACATTTATATTAACAGCAGTAATACTTGATATGACTCCTGTAGTCACGTCTAATGTAGAAATTGCACCACAAGTTGTTCCATATTCATCTTGATTGTATGGTCTATCATATCTTACAGCTTGTATTCCACCATCAGAAGTAAATCTAAAACCGTAATATCTACAAGCAGGAGAACTATAGTTGTAGTTGTGCGATTTAAATATATAAGGAGACACATTAGTAGCAGAAGGATTAACGTTTTGATTACCCGCACTTAATCCATAATAACTTGCAAGACCACCACCTGTCCAAGCTACGTTACGAGTGTTTACGCCATAAGCACCAAAAATAGTTGTTGTATCACTAGCTGATATATTGTCTCCTGCATTATATGTAGTGCCTCCTATTTGAATACTTATTCCTGATGGCACTTTCGGATACCAAGTTTGAGTGGAGTTACCACCCGATACCCATGCATCAAATACTACTTGTTGGGTTGCTCCTGATTGTGCAGTATGTGTAAACCCATCTGCTGTGAATGCTGAAATCCAACCTTCCGTTGTTTCTGCTCCTGTGGAAGGAAGCTGTAATTCTTTTGAAGAACCTCTTGAGCTATCCACAAGAACATGATTAGTGCTACTGTCTGTTATATTTTTTATCCAAGTAAAATCAGGTTTAAAGTTAATGCCTGTTACACTAAAACTTGCACCTGACCCAGTGTAAACTTTATTTTGAAAATAATCGTTTGGCTGTTCATCTTCGTTAGCAGACAGCGTAACATCGGGTAGGTTATTAGAGTTTAATGCTAAAAACCCAGTTGGAGGAGGGTGTTTAAATTTTGCACCACCACTATATGTGTTTCCCGAACTAGTTATCACGTTTGCAAAAGTATCATCTTGTCCAAAATTCCAAGTTATACTTGTTCCAGTAGAATGTGGTTGAGCATAGAAAAAATAAGCATGACCATCGCCAGTTGGAACTTCAGAACCACTTGCAAAAGCATTTGTTGTCGTACCATTTGCTATCTCAGTCGCAGTTGCAGAATTACCCCAAGTATTATTTACTCCTAAGTAAAAAGCATTGTTATCTAGGTCAAGTGCAAATTGTATCACATCACCAGTTGAAAACGATGCTAATCTCCCATTTCTTGCCGCAGCATCAAGTTGTCCAGTTCCGTTTCCCAATACAAAATACTCATCGTAAGTTCTAGCGGGTCTGGCTCTCAAACCAATCCTAACATAATCACTTGCAACCCAAGAATTTACAATGCATTCTGCATACCATTTTCCTGAAGTCATCCCAAAATTACTTTGTCCGTTTGTCCAACCTGAAGATGAACCAGTAACTTTAAGGTTGCCCTCAGAATATGTACCTTTATAATAACTTTGATAATCTTGTGGCTCTGATAAAGAACTTAAAGCAGTTGCAAAATTATTAGTAGGCGAATCAGGCACGATATCCCAGCTATTTAAGTGATAAGTAGTATAATCATTACTACCTGCACTATCTTCTCCAATAGCACTACTATTTCCAAAATTTAAATAAAATCCGTTATTACCATAAGTTAAGCCTGATACTGTCTTGGGTATCCAAATCCCTTGCTTCGTCTCTCCGAAGGTAGTAGGTGTTAATTGTTGTCCATCTACAAAATGCATCTCAGACATATAGCCTGTAAAATGACTTCCTACTCTTTCTTTACCAATAGTAATTGTATTAGTAGCAGTAAGTAATGTTGAGTTATAAGTAGCAGATGCTATGGTATTTGTTGATAATGTTTGCCTAACCCCGTTAACATAAATTATTGCTTTATCATCTGTAGTAGAGTTAGAATGGTCAACTGCACAAACAACATGATACCAATTACTAGTATCCCGAAATGCGTTATTTGTAATTATAGAAATTCTAGTAGCACTACTAGCATAGTGTGTGTAATGAAGATTATCATTGCTAAAAGTTAATTGTTCTCCATTAACACTAGATGAAATTATTCCTGCACTTGAACCTTCAGCATGAAGAACACTTCTTTTTATCCAAACTGATAATGTCCATTTATATGCACTCGTTGGAGTAACTGCTGCTCTTGTTAGGTAAGAACTGTCTGTGGTATTAGCATTCGGTCCTTCATTAAAACGTAAAGAATTGGCTAACGTTTTTGTATAGAATCCACCTGTAGCATCTCCACTACCATAACTTTTAATTATTGACATTAAGTTAAAGCTCCTGACGATGTAATAAATATGCTATCATTTCCTGATGCTGCAGTAACGAAGTATGTTAACATATAAGTTCCTGCTGCTTGTATAGCAGTTAATGTTTCTGCGTTTATCGCAATCGTGGCTGCAGGGGTTATAGCATATGCACTACCTAGTACTAATTTAATTGTTCCTGATTGACCTACAGCAGTAGATTGATTATCAAATCCTAAACTAGTAATAGCACCTGATGCAGTTAATGTAAAGTTGTTATTAACAGACAAATCAAAATTAACTGCACCACTTGTACCACTTGCGGCAGAGGGTGCTGTTCCCGGTTTTGCTCTACCTGTTACTGTTACATCATTTGTTATAGTAACATCATTTGTTATAGTAACATCATTCGCAAATGTAACATCGCCACCGTCTACAACTGTCATTGCATCATCACCATCTGTGAATGCAATCTTAGTTGTTTGTACTTCTCCCGGAACATTTATTCCAACCGCGGCATCTAGTATTTTCATATTTACAGCGTCACCATTATCAGTGAACACTAAGTCTTTAGCATCAGTTGCTAGTTTAACAGTAACATCTCCACTGTTTCCTTCAGTGACTCTTAATACTTCACTTCCAGCGTCTTTAAATATAAATATACCAGAATTAGCGTCTAATGTTACATCGCCTCCTGAATCAAGTGTAATTGGGTTTGCAGCAATGGTCACACCTGTTGTGCCATCGTGTGTAATTGTTGCGTCAGCATCTGCACCTAAACTAATAAGAGCACTATCTGAATTTAAAACTAAATCGTCTCCTACAGTTAAATCACCAGAATGTGTAAATCCTACGTGTGCAGTTACACCTGTTGCTGATATAGTAAGTTGAGGTGTAGCACTACCTGCAACCATGTTACTAATAATAACATCACTATCTTCGTTTCCTGCAGTTGTATCTGTTATCTTAGTTTTAATTTCACCCATGATAACGGAGTTATTAGAAGCGTTATCACCTTTAAACTGTACACTTCCTATAATATCATTGTTAGAAGCATTGTTGTTATTTCTGTCAAGTACGAGAACAGGACCTGCATTTGCATCTGTATTAGCACTTGTTACTGTTAAACCTGTATCTGCTACATGGGTAATTGTTATATCGTTGTCTGCACCAAATCCTAAAACAGAAGCGTCAGTGTTTAAATGTAAATCATTACTAACCCTAACAGTAGTAGCAGTTACATCTAAAACACCACTAGAAGATTGATGCACTTTTGTACTAGAACTACCAAATTGTAACTCACTTGTTGAGTTTAGTAATAGACCTGTGTCAGCTACGTGTGTTAAATTTACATCATCGTCTGCACCAAAGTTTACTATAGCACCATCACTTTTTAATCTTACATCATCTCCAAAAGTAGCATCAGCACCTACACCTAAACCACCACCTACAATTAATGCACCATCGCTTGTTGTAGTATTTGCTGTAGTCGCATGAACTGTTACGTTTAAATTTTCATCAATAGATACTGCAGGAGTAGTGCCTACAGTAGAGCCTTTACCTATCACTAGATCATCAGCACTATCGTCAAGTCCTACATAAAAATCTTGAGCATTACCATCAAAGACTACTTTAGTATCTTCTGCACCACCATCTCCTATTGTTAATGTAGGTGTAGTGCCATTTATTAATATAGAATTTGCAGTAGTTAATGTGCCATTTAAAGTTAATCCAGTATCTGCCACATGAGTTACTGTTATGTCATCATCTGCACCAAAACTTAAAACTGCACTATCTGACTTTAACTTTAGGTCATTACCTAATACTGCATCTTTAACTACAGACAGACCACCATCTGTTTGCAACGAACCATCAGTAGTCGTTGTTGCATCTGTAGTGTCTTCTGTCTTTATAATACCACCTGCAGTTAAAGCATTAGATACATCTACTAAAGAACTAGCATTTAAATCAATAGTTGCTTCACCATCTATTCTTAATACCCCATCTCCTGATTGTTGTATAAAAGAAGCAACGTCACCAAAAGTTAATTTGTTAGTACCGTTAAGTGTTAATCCTGTTCCATCGGTATGTGTTAAAGTCGTATCGTTGTCTGCACCAAAACCTAACACAGCATCATCGCTGTCTAATTTTAAATCATTACTAATTAAAACAGCAGTTGATGCGTTTATATCAACAGTAGGTGCAGTTATTTGTAGTTCAGTATCAGCATTAATATCTAATTGACCATTGGCTGAAGAACCAATATTTAAATCAGCATCTCTAAATTGAATAACATTAGCTGTTAATAATCTTAATCCTGTATCAGGTATGTGAGTAATTTTTACATCTTGATCGTCACCAAAGAAAATATTTTTATTATCAGCTAAATATATATCTCCCCATTCTTTTGAAGTTGTTCCTAAAGATACACTTCCTGCACTTGCTCCTGTTCCTAATTCAATAGCAGTAGAAGCTATAGTAAGAATATTAGCTCCCGGACCTAGTTTCGTTATAGGACCCCCTTCTCCTGCAGTTCCATCGTGAGAGTGTCCACCTGAACCATCAAATGCTGATTGTAAAGCAGTGTATTCTGTAGTAAAATCTTCTGATCGGATAATACTTCCTGATTGTATATTACCACCTGTGGTAAATGTATATGAATTTCCCATGTTATCTTCTCTCGTTAGTTGTGTATTCTAATGTAGCAGAGTCAAGTGAAAAAGCTGGATTGCTATCGTTACTTGTGATATTGATAGCAGCAGTAAATCCTGAACCTATTAATTGAGATTCAAATTGACTTTGCGTATTAGCAGACCCATATGTAGCTGTATTAAAAACAGCATTAGGATCATTAAAAAAGAAAGTGTTACTAGCTGTGCTTGAAAAAGTTATACTATTAGGTTGAAAATCTGTATCTTTTTCAAAGTCTAATTTTAAACTAACAGTAGTATCAACACTTCCCGTAGGCTCTGTGTATAATATTAATTTATAAAATGTCTTTCTAATTCTTGGGTCATTTACAGGAAAGAAAGGAGATTCGTAAGTAGCAGATATATTAGTGCCATCAAATGAGTTTCCTGATTCTAATCTATATACGTAACCATCATCGTTAGCGAAGTAAATAAATTCTGTTTCACTGTCATATGAACTGTCTGCAACAAAAGAGTTTATGCCTCTTGTCTCTGCCCATGCCATGCCTTCTCCACCTTGAGCAGCAAATTGTGTTCCGATTATACCTAAAGCAGAAGCATCAGTAAATCCTGCGTTAAATCCAAATATTCTATACTGACTCTTTTCTCTTATAGTTATACTTGAAAAAGATGTTGAGTTAGCAGTAAACTTTGTAAACTCAGGCTGAATAGTTTTAGATACCACAGCTAAACTAAAGTCACCAATTCTTTCAGTTGCACCAAGAAGTCTTAATCCGTCAGCCGCTAAGAACATGACATCACCACCAACTTCTTGAACTGTATCAGCAGCTATTGCTCCCACATCGTCTGTTATTGCATCTAGTCTAAAAGTTTGAGTTGTATTACCTGTAAACTTTTTTATACTATTTTGAGAGAATATAATTAATTGTTCACGGAAAGTAATTATATCTGTAACAGTGCCATCAAGATCAAATGTACCACTACCACTAAAATTATCACTTGTTGAACTAGCAGCACCTGAATAAATAACAGTGTTACCAATTACAACAAATAATCTTTCTAAATGTACAGTTACAAAACTTGCACCTGTAAAGTCATTACTTAAACTTGTTTGTTGTGTTAAAGAACTACCGTTGTATATAAAAGGTTTTCCATTACCATCTACTATAAAAAGCTTATCTGTTCCCGTAAAATTATATTTAGCAAATCTTACTTTGCCTGAACCACCTAAGTTAGTTCCACCACCTGTTAGTTCTGTCCATCCACTACCTGTAGATCGCCAAAGTTGATTTCCTCTAGCGGCTATAACTGCTCCACCAAAACGTACTAAACCTCTTATTACTCCACTTCCACTAATTGCATTAGGATCAGCTTTAGAAAAGCCTTCTATTTTTCTGTAGCCACCTTCTATTGAAGGTTCAAAGTTTAAGAGTGTAGTAGCACTACCCGGAGCATTAATACCTTGCTGTAAAGGACTAATGTTCTTTAATAAGCCACCTTTAAATTCAACGGGGAATGTTTGCCAAGAATCTGCCATTCAATTTCCATATATATAGTTGTACATATTTACTTGAAAAAGTCAAGGATTTAAGGTAGAACTCACGGAGGTTCTAGCTATCATAGTTGATCTTACATAATCATATCTATTGATTAATAAAGACCTCATATTCTTTATGCCTTCTTCAAATTTATCTTTTGCTATCATAGCATCTTGAGAGTTGCCTCTAAACAAGTAAGCGTAATGCATTGCACCATCTACTATAACATGGGCAAATCTCTCTGGAACTATAGGAACATCTGTAGCATTTTCTAAATCTACAGGTATTCTATAATATTCATACACTAATGTGTATGCTTTATCAGGTGGAGGTATAAGACCGTATTCTTGACTAGGTGTTCTAAAAACAAAATCAGGAACTCCTGAACCACCATTGTCTTCATCATATTCATGATGTATATATTTTTCTAAATATTCTTCATAGCTTAATATTCTAAGCTTCTTTGTTGATACACCTAAAGAAGAGCTTTCTTTTATTCTAAATGTATTAACATCTAATATCTTAGAATCATCAGGCACACCATAACGCAATGTATGTGCAGTTAATACATCCTCTTGTGTTACGTGATTATAGGGCCAATTATATTCGTTTTGATTTATATAACGAATAGATGAATTTATAGAATCTTTTGCTTGAGCATAAAATCCTGTAGCCGATGCAAAATTACTTGATGTTAATTCTACTTCATTTAGCCTTCTATTTATTTGATTAACTAATCCTAAAAAATTATAAGCCATTATTTTTCCCTCACTTTAAGTTTAACACTCCGTTCTGCTTGGCTTCCCGTGCTATCTGTAATTCTACAAAAGAAAGTATATTCTAAATTATTTGTTCCAGAACCTATATTTATTGTTGCAGTTTTACCATCACTGCTTTGTGTTTGTGCCACATTCTGTATACCATTTACAGTAGCTCCACCACCTATTGTTGTTTTTACTCCACTTGCGTTATTAACTGACCATACAACACTACTTATAGTTGCCGAGCCAAGAAATCTTGACCAATCAATACTATAGTCTAATTGTTCGTCAGGGTCTTTATTGGGCCATCTAAATGACATTGTTATCTCCTATGCTGCTACTCTTACCGTTCTTTCGGCACTTGTTGTTTGTCTTTCTACATATACCCTTCTATCTTCAAAAGGTACAAATATTGTTCTATCTCCTGTTGTTGTCTGCCTTGGAGCAAAAGCAACTCTAGGAAACGCTGAAACATTCACTGTTCTATCTAATGATGTAGTTTGTCTTTCTACATATACTGTTCTCTTTTGAGAGAAGGTATCTCTAACTGCATTAAAATCAAATGATGCACCTGATGCTTGTATACCTACTGAACCAAAAGCAGCAGGGTCAAAAACTGAAGGTGTATTAGTTTTAGTGTTTATAGCTTCTGCTACTATGGTAGAATCGTTCTTGGCAGTAGTTAATCCTATATTTACTTTAGTACTAGCAGTCTCTTCTTGTGGTATATTTTCTGTAATTTGAATTTCTGTACCATCAGTATTTAAAGCAGTCTTTGATGAAACAGATTCTGATACAATTAAACTACTGTTTTTACCTATTGTGTCTGTACTTATACTAGACTTTGTACTGAATCCTTGTAATATTATTAATACGTTTTTATCAGTAGAAAAAGGTACTTGACTAAATGGTAAAGTTGAAAATGTCATACTAAGTTAATTAACTTCCTGAATATTAAATCTTGCTGCATTAGCTTGAACAACTATAGTGTCTGTACCACCTTGTCTTCTAACTACAACTCTATATGCGTCACCACTTGTTACACTAACCATAAAGTTAATAGAAGCAGTTTGTTCGCCTTGGGATGAATTACGATTGTATGTCATGCCAGTAGTTCCTGTAACAGCACTAAAAGAACCACCACTAGGTTTCTTTTGTAGTTCTATTTCACAATCAGACCTGTCACTACCTGATGTAATCTTTGTTGTAACATCTGAAGCAAATCTAAATATACCTGTTTTATTTATTGTTACTTCACCACCACTTTCTACAAGTACTGAGTTATCTGAATTTAAAGTAACTGTATCAAAATCTATTGTAGCAAATGAACTTGTAAGGTTTGCACTATTACTACTTCTAAAAGCTTGAAAGTACTCAGATTTTAAAGCTATAGTACCACTTGCATCAGGCACTGCTATTGTTCTATCTGCTGTAGGGTCTGTAATATTAAGTGTTAATTCATGAGCATCTCCAGTTGCACCTTCAAATATAAGTTGACTTATAGGGTCACCAAAAACAACTTTAGATACATTATTAAGTTTAAATGAATCTTGTCTTACATCTAATACTGTTTTTAATTCGTCTGTTTGATGTATTTTAAATAATAGTCTACCATCTTCTGTTGCATCAGTTACATCTGCAGCTTTAGCTTGAAAAGATGCATATTCTATTGTTTCACCTGCATCATTTCTTCCTTTAAAAGTAATTGCACCTAAAATATCATCATCTGCAGGAGATGAAGAATTTCTATCAAGAGTTAGTATTGGACCTGCTTCTGCACCTGCATCAGTAGATGTAAGAGTTCCATTAAAACTACCACCACCACTACCAATACCTAAATTTGCTGGTGTAATCTTTTTCATTGTACCACCATCATCAATAAGCACAAAGTCTGCATCACTACTTGATGTTGTAGTTGCTGGTGTGTCTGAGTTACCTGTTGTTAATACTGTTCCAGTTGCATTAGGTAGTGTAATAGTTCTATCTGCTGTTGGGTCAGTAACAGTTAATAATGTTTCAAAATTATCATCTGTAGAACCTTCAAACCTAATGTCTACATTTTGCATTAAATGAAGGTCACGATAAAAAAAGTTTGCACTATATCCTATTTGATAAGCAGTATATAAATTTCCTCCTTCAAGTCCTTGAAATCTTATAAGACCATCTTCACTGCCATTTGTAGGGTCAGTTATAATACCAGTAATTGCTCCATATACAACTGGAGATGAAACCGAATCTTCACCAACAAATTGTATTTGTCCAATTAAATCATTAACTGCTGGACTAGCACTATTTCTATTTAAAATAAGTATAGGACCTTGATTTGCATCAGCATCATATGATGTTAATGTCGTTGAAGGGTTAGTTGTTGAAGTAAAAAAGGTATGAGTTATACTTCCATCACTGGCACAAATATCAAACAATTTACTATCAACATTTGATTTAAGTTGAAGTCTAGTAGAACCATCATCACCTAATTGTTGAAACTGCCAACTTCTATCTGTAGCAAAAGTTAAAAGAGCATCACCACTATTGCCACCAGTAACTGTAAGACCACCACCTATTGTGGCATCACCATTACTATCTTGTAAAACAACTGTTCCACTAGCATCAGGTAATGTAATAGTTCTAACTGCAGTTGGGTCTGTTACAACTAATGTTGTTGTATTAGAATCATTTGTAGCACCATCCCATATAATACCATATCCACCATCTAAAAATATGTTATTAAACATTGTAATTTGTTTATTTACAAAAATATTATCAAATGCCATTTGCATAAATTCAGCTTCTGAACCACCTTGCAATACATTAAATGATAAATTACCACCCTCATTGCCATCAGTAACAGTAGCTATTTTAGTTGTAATCCTACCATAATTAACATTTTCAGCGGCAGAATTTCTGCCTTTAAATACAAGTTCACCTAATTGGTCATTAAAAGCAGGAGAAGCTGATGTTCTTCTTAAAGTTAAAGTAGGGTCTGCATCTGCATCTGCATCTGCATTTGTAATTAATGTATCACCTGTAATAGTTGTAGGTTTATTAAGAAATATGCCATTGGCAGCAAGTTCTACAAATGTAGTCATATTACCATTTTGCATTATATCTAATTCAAGTCTTCCTCTTTCATTTCCATTCGTAGGTTCAAAAATACTTGAAGTTATTGCCGCATATCTTAACTTATCATCATTATCATCTTCACCATAAAAATCTATACGACCTAAAAAATCTGCAGTATCAGGACTTGCACTGTGTCTATATAGTTCTATTAATGGAGCAGAACTTGCACCTGCATCTGTAGATAAAAGCTCTAAGTTACCAGTAACTGTTGCACCAGTAGAAGTTGTTTTAAACTTTTCTGTTCCATAATGATATAGAAGTGCTTCGCCAGTAGAACCATCTGCTCTAAAATATGTAGTCGTGCCACCACTGCCATCATCAGACATAATATCAATATCTGCATCATCAGCAAAGTTTCTAAATATTACATTACCTAATAAATTGTTTAATGCTGTTTGAGAACCATTATGTAAAATTTGAAAATCATCACTATTACCTATTTTTAATATATCATTGTCACCAAGACTTACGCCATCAGCTACAAGAGTGCCAGTTACAGTTGCACCAGTTGCAGTGGTTTCAAATTTTTTAGTGCCATCGTGATGTAGTTCAACACTACCATCTTGATTAGCTACAATACTTTGTTCACCAAATTTACCTTGTATTTTAATAGGACCTGAACCATTGACATTTGCAATAACTGTTTGTCCGTCATGGTATATAAAAAAGTCATCATTAGTTCCAATAGTCAATCTATCTCCAGTTGAAGAACCATCAGCAATACTTATTACATCAGATACAAGTGTACCAGTAACTGTTGCACCAGTAGAAGTTGTTTTAAACTTTTCTGTTCCATAATGATATAGAAGT